AAAAAAGAATATTCACAATATTGGAATGCAATTCTAAGTGGTACTGGTGAAATTACATTGGATGAAAGCGTGTCAGAAACAAATGATATTTCTTACGAAGATTAAAAAATTATGAATAAATTAAAAGTAATATCACTATTTTCGGGTTATGGGACACAAGAATTGGCACTAAAATACATTGGTGTTGATTTTGAGAATGTTGCTAATTGTGACATCCTCAAAACCGCGAATATTGCTTATGATTCATTACATACAACAACATTGGGTAACTTGGGGGACATTTCGAAGGTAAACGAGGACAATTACCCCCAATGTGCCCTAATGACTTACTCATTCCCTTGTCAAGATATATCAATATCAGGAGTTCAAAAAGGTATTCAAAAAGGTACGAGAAGTGGCTTATTATATGAAGTTGAGAGGATTTTAACAAAGAATCAACCAAAGTATCTTTTGATGGAGAATGTTAAAAACTTAGTATCACATAACCATATAGATAATTTTAAGGCTCACATATCATTCTTAAATGAGTTGGGATATGGATGTTCTTGGAGGGTTTTAAATGGTGCTGACTATGGTTGTCCACAGAATAGAGAACGAGTTTTTATGATGTCAGTATATGGGATGTCAAATAAAGAAGTTGAATCAATAATGAACGGAGTTCAGAAACATAGGAAAGAAAGAGTATCAATGAGACCATTCATTGAAAATGACATTATGGAAGACTTATTCATTCAATGTGATATAACACCCAACGAACCTAAAAAGAATAGTGTGTGCAGACTTGTAGGACGTAGAAACGATGTTAAATATGACCAAGCAAGACGTATCTATTCTATTGAAGGATGTTCCCCTTGTTTAACGACAACTGGTTCACCACAAATTATGACTGAGGATGGTAGAATAAGAACAATTACTGGTAGAGAAGCCTATAGATTTATGGGTGTTAGAGAAGAAGATATTGATAAATTATTATCAACAAGTCTAACAACAAACAATCACATTTCGTTAGCTGGTAACTCCATATGTGTTCCAGTAATGGAAGCAATATTTACAGAATTTTTGGGTGAATACATTACATCTGAATTCAAAAAAGAAGAAAACAATTTTGTTAACCCTTAAAAAAAATTAATGACAAAAACATTATTAATCGATGGGAACAACCTAATGAAGATTGGCTTCCATGGGGTTAAAGAATATTACCACAATGGTAATCATATTGGGGGTATTTGGCACTTTTTAAATACAACTAAAAGATTTATTGAGGAATACAATTTTGATAAAGTAATTGCTTTTTGGGATAATGAAGGTAATTCAAGTAAAAGGAAAATTATATATCCCCAATACAAAGAAAATGGGGTGGTTGATTCCAATGTATTCAAAGAAGAATCCTTTTCATATCAAAAGGAAAGGGTTAAACAATATTTGGAAGAAATGTTTATTAGACAAGTTAACATAGATAATAATGAAGCTGATGATTTAATTGCTTATTATTGTCAAATTGCTAAAGATGAATCAATTACAATATTCTCATCTGATAAGGATTTAACACAACTTATTTCCCCAAATGTATCAATTTATTCACCATCCGTAAAACAAATGTATAAAAATGGGGATAAGATTAAATTAAAAGAACATTCAATTCCACATAATAATATTTTAACATACAAGGTATTATGTGGTGATAAATCAGATAATATTGATGGGATATATTATTTGGGGGATAAAACTTTATTTAAATTTTTTCCAGAACTACTTGAACAAGACGTAACAATTGACGATATTTTAACCAAGGCTGAAAATCTTTTGAAAGAAGATAAAGAAAACAACACCATTAAAAACCTTTTAACAGGAAAAACAAAGACAGGAATATATGGTGATGAATTCTTTGAAATCAATAAAAAGATTGTAGATTTGTCAAAACCATTAATTGACGATGAAGGAAAAGAGATGGTTGAACTTTATTATAAGGAAACATTAGACCCTGATGGTAGAGGACATAGAAATCTAATAAAGATGATGATGGAAGATGGATTCTTTAAATTCCTTCCAAAAGGTGATGATGCTTGGGTAAATTTTTTAAAACCATTTTTGAAACTTACAAGAAAAGAAAAACACAATTTTAAAACAAAAAAATGATTAACAATGAGAGAACAAAATGATGTAACCAAACTGGAATTCTTGATGATGGTAAATGATAACATTATCGTACAAAGATTTTTCAATGTAAGAGATTACAACCCAAAATCTAAAAATTCAATTGAATTCTTGGAATACATGAATGGGTTGGTTGAAAATCTTAATTATTCGTTAAAAATGAAATCCGTGAGCTATCTATTGGAAAACCAATATGACATCACAAACAACCCAACAATTCTTAATACTTCTTTCATAGAAGGTCCTGAATATTTTAACATTTTCATAAAACAAAATGATAAAATAATTTCCCATAGAAGAATTGACGCTAAGATATATCCCCCAAAAATCAGATATACTGTGGATATTCGTCAACAAATCAAGGGTGTTTTATATGATTTAACGGATATTTTGTCCGAAAAAGATTTAACATTTAATTATTTGGGATATAGCACACTAGTCTAATATTTATTCATACAACAATTCAAACATATGTCATCTAACAAAAATTTCGATTATTTAGGAAGCTCATTTCAAATACAACTTATTAATCAAATTGTACTAGATAAAGAATTTTCGAGGTCTATTGTAGATGTAATAGAACCAACTTATTTTGATAACAAGTACTTTAAAATCATTATCCAAATGATTAAAGAGTATAGTCAAAAATGGGATGGTGTACCTTCTTTTGAAACTTTAGAACAAATAACAAAATCAGAGTTCCAGCAAGAAAATGTTGCCAAAGTTGTTATTGACACAATTAGAAAAATCAAAGAAGCCCCAATATCTGGTGGAGAGTTTGTTCAAGAAAAAGCGTTAAAATTTTGTAAACAACAAGAACTACAAAAAGCGATTACTAAAGCACAAAAAGTAATTGATGGTGGTGAGTTTGAGAATTACGATACTCTTGAAGAAATGATACGTGAAGCTCTTCAAGTTGGAATTGTTGAAAGTGGAATGTTAAATGTATTCTCAAACTTGGATGATGTATTAAATGAAGACTATAGACACCCAATTCCAATGGGAATACCAGGAATTGATAGACTTTTAAAAGGTGGTTTGGCAAAAGGTGAAATTGGGGTTATATTAGCCCCAACTGGTGTAGGTAAATCAACTATCTTAACCAAGATTGCCAACCATGCTTTTAATTTGGGATATAATGTACTTCAAATATTTTTTGAGGATAATCCCAAGGTTATTCAAAGAAAACATTTTACATTGTGGACAAAAATCCATCCTGATGACATGTCTAATAAAAAGGATGAAGTAATATCCAAGGTAAGAGAAATTGAAAATAAAATGACAAATCAACTTGTCTTGGAGAAGCTTCCTTCTGATACTATGACAATGACTCAAATCAAAAATCTAATTAGAAAAAAGATTGCTGATGGTATCAAAGTGGATATGGTTTTATTGGATTATATTGATTGTGTTGTCCCTGAGAAAAACTTGGGCGATGAATGGAAATCAGAGGGTTCTGTAATGAGAGGATTTGAAGCTATGTGTCACGAACTTAATTTGGTTGGATGGACAGCAACACAGGGTAATAGAAGTTCAATATCATCTGAGGTTGTAACAACAGACCAAATGGGTGGGTCAATTAAGAAAGCACAAGTTGGTCACGTAATTATATCAATAGCAAAAACACTTCAACAAAAAGAAATGAAGTTGGCAACAATGGCTATTACTAAATCAAGGATTGGGGATGATGGTATCATCTTTGAAAATTGTAAATTTGATAATAGTATGTTGGAAATTGATACAGAATCTTCAGTAACATTCTTAGGTCACGAAGAACAAAAAGAAGAAAACAATAGACAAAGAATTAAAGATTTATTAGAAAAAAGAAAACAAAGAGAACAAAATAACTAATTATGACTGAAAAAATATTAACAGAGAATCCAAATCGTTTTGTGATTTTCCCCATTCAATACAATGATATATGGGAATTCTACAAACAACACCAAGCGGCATTTTGGACAGCAGAAGAGGTTGACTTGACTGGAGACATCAGAGAGTGGCAGAACTTGTCAGAGAACGAACAATATTTCATCAAGAACATATTGTCATTCTTTGCCGCATCTGATGGAATTGTCAATGAGAACTTGGCTGAGAACTTTTATAGGGAAGTTCAATACCCTGAAGCAAAATTCTTTTACGGATTTCAATTAATGATGGAAAATATCCATTCTTTAATGTATTCTTTATTGATTGATACTTACATATCAAATCCAAAGGAAAAAGACGAATGTTTCAATGCTATTGATAGATTACCAGCAGTTCAAAAGAAAGCCAAATGGGCGTTTGATTGGATTGAGAAGGCTTCTTTTCAAGAAAGATTGGTTGCTTTTGCGGCTGTTGAAGGTATATTTTTCTCAGGTTCATTCTGTTCAATTTTTTGGTTGAAATCAAGAGGTGTAATGCAAGGACTTTCTAATGCTAATTCATTGATTTTTAAAGATGAAAACTTACATTGTGATTTCGCGATTCATTTATTGAATAATCACGTTGAAAATAAACCAAGTGAAAAAAGAATTAAAGAAATTCTATTGTCTGCTTTGGAAATTGAAAAGGAATTTATTACAGAATCTTTACCAGTTTCTCTAATTGGAATGAACTCAAATCTAATGAAGCGATATTTAGAGTTTGTAGTCGATGGGTTACTAATAAAGATGGGATGTAGTAAACATTTCAATGTTGAACAACCATTTAAGTTTATGGAACAAATTGCGGTTGAAACAAAGGGTAATTTCTTTGAATCAAGAACAATGGAATACCAAAAAGCTAAATTGAACGAATCAATTTCATTTACAGACGATTTTTAAAATTATAACTATGTCATTAAGAATTCAAAAAAGAAATGGTGAGGTTGTATCATTCAACCCCACAAAAATACAAACAAGAATTAAACGAGCAAGTAAAAACCTAAATGTTAATTCTGACCAAATATTCATTAAAGTTATCACCTCAGTACCAACTGAGGGGGTAATTTCAACCAAACAACTTGATAAGTTGATTTATGAAATTGCGGCATCATATACTGGAAGTCATCACGATTATTCGAGATTGGCTTCCTCTGTTGCTATATCATCATATCATAAAGAAACTGACCCAAGTTTCTCAAATACAATGCACACTTTACACGTTGATGGTATTGTTAATGAGACATTAATGAAAACCATTGAAAGTTATGGGGCGTCTAATATTGATAACATAATCAATCACGAGAATGATTATAACTTTGATTATTTTGCTTGGAGGTCATTATATGAAATGTATCTTCTTAAAACACCAGAGGGTGTGACTATAGAAAGACCCCAACCTATGTATATGAGGGTTGCTCTATGGGTC